TGTGAGAAATATTTGTCACATAAAATACTCCATTAAGATTAAGAGTAAGCTCATCTGTTGTACCACCACTTGTGATTGTTTGACGAGTTAGTACAATAGAAGAACCATTTAGCAAGACCTGAATTGTTGTATCTTGAAGAGTAGATAGATTCAGACTATCTACTTGGCTAAGCAGAATAGAAGCATTAATAGAGTATAGTCCTGTTTTTGGAAATCCAATTGCTCCTCCACCCGAATAACTGGCAATTTTGGCATAATTTGTTGTATTATAAACAATTGTTGTGTAAGTACCATTAGTCAAGTTTGACGTATTGTTACTCTGTAAATCTAAAAATACAATGTCTGCTACAGCACCTTCTGGACCAGTTATTCCTGTGTTTCCAGTAGGTCCAATCGTGCCAGTAGGTCCAGTAGGTCCAGTAGGTCCTCCAGGAAGACCAGAAGGTCCAGTATAACCGGTTGGTCCTATAGGTCCTGTTTCGCCTTGACTACCAGTAGGTCCCAATCCACCTAAGACTTCAATTTCAATAAAACAAAATGAATGATCCAAAACCGCTCGTGGTAGATTTCCACCACCAAATTCTTCAACGCATCTAATTTCAACATTCAGTCCAGAAGCATCACTAACGTTTGACAAGTCAACAATAGCAAATGCTTCTGAGTCAAACGATAAGTTACTCGCATTATAATTTGTAGATGCATTTATACCAGGATTTCCAAAATATCCAACTGCTTGATAAGGGAGCAAGCTAGTCTTATTCCACCATTGCCATGTAGCTACGTTAGATGGGTCTATACCAGCATTATCTTTAAGAACTAACCTGGAACGTAGTCTATAGGTTGAACCACCTTGTAAATAGAACTGAGAATCGATATATAAAATAGAGTTTGGTCTTTCATAGATAGAAAGCCAAGGTTTAATAACACTGTTTGGTTCTAATTCAACATCCCCACTAAGCGTAAAGTAATGATAATTAAATGATGTTGGATCGCCTATAGGACCAGTTATTCCAGTTGGACCGGTTGGTCCAGTAAAACCAGTAGGTCCTTGAAAACCAATAGGTCCTGTAACACCAAAAGGTCCAGTTGGTCCTGTGCTACCAATAGGACCCAATGGTCCAACAACACCTGTTGGCCCCGTAGGTCCTGTATCACCAGGACGATATATTGTAACACTCGTACATGAAGAACACTTTTTGTATTCAATATAACCCATCCTATATATGTATTATACAAATAGTGATTAGATTGTTCCATTTATCCAAACATAAATATCAACTCTGACAAATACTTGAGGTGGATTAATATTGGCTGCTGACCCTGAAGAGTCAAACAAATAAACTCCTATATGATCACTGGCTGAGAATTGAATTCTGTTAGACCATAGAGGCGTCAAACCATCATCAATCCATCTGGTTAAAGAACTAACCGATGTAGGAATGCTTGTAATCAGTGGCTGAAAATTTATTCCAGATGTATATCCAGTCCCAGGACTCGAAACACTATCATAATTAGCAACAGCCACTGAACCATTGTATGCTACACCAGAAGTTAAAATACTTGCGCCAATAATATAACCATCGTTTGGCATAGCTATAGACCAGCTTCCAACATGCCCACCAAGCGAAACGGGTATAACAGCGCCAGGGCTTAGTCCAGTTAAATTGTAAATATAACTAACTGAACTAGGCAAAATAGGCCAACCATAAGCATTTGAAGCATCACCACCTGTGAAAAGATTAAATGATAAGGGTAGGCTTCTTAGTGGAGGTGTAGCAGCTAGACCATTACTTACATCACTAACAAATGAGAAGTTTGCGTTTGACGAAATATCTGGAATGATTGGCATAGGTCCAGTTGCTCCTGTATCACCTGTTTGACCTTGATCTACAAAAGCAATAATAACTGATTCTCCATGTGAAAATGGATTAGGACCAGAAGAAAAAGCACCTGATATTACTAGTTCCCAGTAAATAGGAGAAGCTAATGTAGGTTGTGGGGTAACACTATTAATATAGAATGACAAGTAGTTAGAAGGCGTCGTAACACTTGTTATAGTTACTCTTCCACGATAAGGTCCTGTAATGGACTGTAAAATTGTCATATAGCTTTTAATAGCGGTCCCTGATATATCAATATTGTTAATATACATTATAGTAGAACTACTGGTAGATGAAGGGAAGCCATTAAATTCAAACTTAACGTCTCCAAGAGATGGAGGTGGTGTTGTAAGAGAATTATAAGTGAATAGAAAACTTGCTCCATTGAAAACCCCACTTGGACCAGTAGGACCAGTAGAACCTATACCTCCGACTTGGCCTTTTGGACCAGTAGATCCTTGCGGTCCTTGTAATCCAATGGGTCTACAACAATTGAAGCTTTGTTGATATACACTTGGTGATGAATACGACATATACATTTTGAGTAGAAAAGATGTGTATGAGTTTAGCGTATGAATAATACTTAAATTTAAAAAGCGACGTCCAAATCAAATGCGTCTTCACTAGTATCTTTGGTAGCGAGGGCATATTCACCTACACGTTTTTCAAAGAAGTTAGTCTTTCCTTCAATACTAATCATTTCCATAAATGGGAATGGGTTTACAGTGTTATAAAACGGTTCGTATCCTAATTGAATGATGAGCCGATCAGCAACAAATTCTATGTATTGTGACATTAAATCAGAATTCATACCAATCAAACGACAAGGAAGAGCCTCGCAAATAAATTCCTTTTCAATTTCTACAGCCTCCTTGATGATATCGTATACTTTTTGTTTGCGTAATTTCTTTGACAACATGTTATACAATAAAATAGCAAATTCAGTATGTAATGCTTCATCACGACTAATAAGTTCATTGGAGAATGTGAGACCAGGCATCATATCACCTGGTTTCTGTTTAAGCCAATAAATGGCACAAAAAGCACCAGAAAAAAATATTCCCTCAACACAAGCAAAACCAATTAAACGGGTAGCAAATTGTGATCTCTTATCATGAATCCAATTAATAGCCCAATCTGCTTTCTTTTTGATACAAGGGAAATTTTCGATAGCTTGAAATAGTTTTAGCTTTTCCTCCTTATCACTGATATAAGTATCAATTAAAAGGCTATAAACTTCAGAATGAATATTCTCCATAGCAATTTGAAATCCATAAAATGCTCTCGCTTCCGATAATTGTACTTCACCCATAAACCGAGCGGCCAAGTTCTCTAGGACGATTCCATCACTTGCAGCAAAGAACGCAATAATGTGTTTAATGAAATATTGTTCATCACTTGTTAGCTTATCCCAAGTGCGTTTATCCTTAGACAAGTCTACTTCCTCTGCTCTCCAAAAACAATCAACTTGTTTCTTATACATATCCCATATCTCTTTGCTTTGTAGTGGGAACATAACAAAGCGGTTCTCGTCTGGAGTAAGCAGGAGCTCTTGTGTAGGAACTTGTTTTGTCATAGTTGATAGATAATATTGCTTAATATTTTTATGTCAATTACAAAATTGCTTGTTTGATAAAAAAGTAACTTAGTAAAAAATGACAGCATATAGGCTAAGAAATATATTTGTAGTTAATTCTTGTCTAATAATAAATAAAATAGCTTATAAGTAATGGTATAATAAAGACACTACATAGTATAAGAAAGTTAAGATGGAAATAGCTATTGAAGACCAGAAATTGAACGTGTTAAAGCATCAGATTCAGTGTCGTCAACAGATGATGATTGAAAGATTCAAAATAGTGCGAGATTCAGTTAAGGAGAACTCTTTGTTATCTGGAGTGCTAGACGATTATAAGAAGTATTATGAAGATTTGATTGAAAGTAAGAGGGCACAGGCAGAAGCATTAATGCTTCTCCGTGATTATCTTGAGAGCATGGAACAAGCAATTGAGTTATCTGACACTCAGATGGAATATTTGAAGCATGAGCGTAATGAAACAATAAGTCGTCTTCAAGATGTGCGTAAAGATATGACACGTTTATTAGATGAAACTGACAGCAAAACACAATGAAAATCATAATTATAGATAATTTTAAACATAGACTGATATGTACGTAAAAGCTATTAATAGACATAGAATATTATCATTTTTTATAGACTTTATCTATAGAGATGACTGATACTCAACCCCAAGTGAATATTCCTTCACCTGAAGAGCTTGTTACCCTAGCAAATACTATTCGTGATTCTATTACTGTCGAACTTGACCGTAAGACTGCCTCTATAGGTTCATTATTTGACACACTTAATGCTGCTATAGATTCTATTGTTGAGTTATTACAAAGTTTAGAAGCTGCAATTCAGACTCTTCTTAACACTAATGGTAGGAATAGTGAAGAAAGAGAACGAATCAAGAATGAGATTTCTACATTAAATGCAGCTCATTCCGATCTTAAGGAAGCCTTGACGCAAATTGAGTCTGCTTATGAAGCAGGAATATTAAACCTTAGCAATGCTTCTACAAAATTATTGGACGTGCCAAATACATTAGATAATAAAATCAAACAGCCTATTGAGACTATGATTGGTCTTGCTTCTGCTCAGCCTCCAGATGGGCCGACCGCCCCGGCGGGTCCTGGTCCTGTTTCAGGTGGTAGAAAATCCAGAAGACATCGTGTCAAGAAAGGAGGTTATGTTTATGGAAAAAAACTTATAAGCAAATCTAGCAAGAAATCCAAACGCAATTCGAGAATATCAAGACGCTCAAAAGACTCACGAAAGTCTAGAAAGTAATAATTGATATAAGACAAAATATTATTGATTTTACAATAATGACTAATATTGTAAAATTAGTGGGGCTTTACGTTATTTAACACCGTTTGCGTTTTGTTGGAATAGAATCAGTATTAGCACTTTTCGGTTGTTTGTTTTTAAGACGATTACGCCATATTCTTTGAAATAGCGATAACCAATATGTCTTCTTTAGAGCCACAAAATGACCACTTTGTAATTCTACTTGTTGAATGATATCAACTTTAGGAAAACGTTGTATTTCTTTTGAACAAACTAATGGGTTATCACATTGATTAATTCTTTTACTCATAGAAATTTTTGCCATATTAATAAACTCATCTAATTCCATATTTAGTGACAACCGACCTGGCTGCCAAACTTCTAAAAATTCAAGAGGGTCTTCATCTTTCTCACACGTATATAATGATAAGTGATGACCAATAGGCTCACTATCATATCCATGGAGACCTTTGTCATAGACCTGACAAACAGCAAGTGTATATTTACTCATCTAAAATAAGTGAAAACAAATGAAACCAAAGACGTCAAATGTATAAGAACTATACAAATACGTCTTAAGTTAGTTTTTTCTACCTTCTAAGTATAAGAGCAATGAACTTCAAGCAGTTTCTTAGCAATCAGACAGTTTTATACGTAGTATTTGCAATCAGTTTGGCTTCTTTATTAGGCTATGTTTTGACTAACAAAACAGATGCTGTGTTATTCTTTCTTCTTTCTGGCTATATCACGAGTCATTTTAGCAAGAATATGACTACAATTATGTTAGTTGCACTGTTGACTACCAATCTTATTTTTGGGCTTAATCAGATGAGAGAAGGCATGGAAAACAAGAATGATAAGAAAGATAAGAGAACAAAATCTCAGAAAGCTCAGGATGAGAACAGAATGCCAACGGATGAAGACTTGGAACTTGCTGAAGGTGAGACGCCAGATGGTATTAATCCCGCGAGTGGTTCTATGGATGCAGCTATGGTTGGCGTGAAAGACCCTGCTACTATGGCATCTCGTGTTAAGAAGCCAGTTACAAAGAATAGCAATATGGAAGATGTCAAAGGACAAACAGCTGCTGATAAAAAGAAGACTGATGTGGCTTATAGTTATTTTGAGAAGGCTATGAATGAAGGCGGTATTGATAAGTTAAGTGATGATATGGATGATATGGTTTCTAAGCATGAAAAACTTGAGACTATGATAAGTAATATGGGCCCTATCATTGATAAGGCTGGTAAACTCCTAGACAAGGTAAATACTACCAATATTGGTGGCATTGGAGATATTGTGAACAAAATGAGCGGTGTTTTTGGCAAGCTCTAAAATATAGAACTGTTAAGTAAAAATCTGAGCAGAACTATATAGAGAATATGGTCAAACGTTGCCCTCCTGGTGTAATTTGTGTTCAAAATATCGTTTTTATGGGATTATTTGTTATATTGATTTGTATAGTCGTAATCATTGGGTGGAGAGCGACAAGTAAGCCTAATACGTCAAACAGTCCTACAATAGCTGCTAGTGGTTGGTCTGACAACACATCGCTTCAAGGACTCTTTCCAAGACCTAACTATTCTTTCTCAAATCTTGAAAATGATGTTCTTATGAATCCCTATGCGGCTCCATTAAGAGATGATAGAATTATTAGTAATGATGTACGTGGTGGTATTCCTATTAATGTTAGCACACGTGCGGTTGATGCGGATTATAGACAAATAGGCCTTTTAACAAGACAGAATGGAGAAGAGACCATACTTCCGTTAATGGGAAGGCCTCTTTTCACAAATAGAGACAAATGGCAATTTTACACTTTGAACGACCGTAATATTAAACTACCTCTTGTTAATAAGGGAAAGAGCTGTACTAATGAATATGGTTGTGATAATCTTTACAATGGGGATACGGTTTATGTGGAAGGTCTAAACGATGCTTTTAAAGTAACAGTGTATGACAACGCAGTTATGAAATATTTACCATTTGTGTAACAAAAACATATAAAAAGTATTTAAAATAATAATTATAAATTATTAAAGCAAGATAAGATAATGAGTAATCACGTTAAAATAAATAATGATTCAAAATTTAATACTAAGAGAATAAGACTATTTTCATCACAAAAGTTGGTCAATTATCCAACAAGTCCATTATTTAAATGGAAAGATGAAATTCGTAAGTGTCAAACAAATTATTATCAGTTACCTTATTTTATGCGTGGTAATCCAAAGATAAATGATATAATGATTTCTCATCAATATAAACAAGGCGATTAATACAATTTCACTATTGATAATAAGAAGTGAAAATGAGCTTTGCGGATGTTATGTTATTTTCGACAGAGATTGATGTATTTCGTTTTAGATTTAGAGGAATTTTAGAATATGGAAAACTAAATAATAGTTCAGGATACAAATTTAGGATTCAAAATAATGAGTGTTTATTGGATCCACCTAGTTTTTTTCAGGGTTTGACACGGTGGTATTATGGACATTCACAACAAGATTTTGAGAAGTTTCTAAATGATAACAAAATATTATGCGATTCATTTTTAGAACGGATATTAGAGTCGGGAATACCTATGTCTCGTGCTTATGCAGCAAGAAAGTTCCTTAGCTATGTATGTGTTTTTGCCTACGAACTTAGTACATCTTGTAACTTGTGTAGAAATGTTTATCCCACACGTGAATCGATCCGGAATCTCCTATTAAACTATTACCATGATTTACGTTCATGGATAAAAAAAATGGATACATTATTAAATAACAAAAGTAATATGTGACTAATCTTTCAAATCATTCACATATTTCATTTAATGGCGTTTCAAGCTCTTCTTATACAATAATTTGCTGTTATTTCTATTTTTGCGTTTAGGTGTAATAGGGACACGATGACTTTTACGTCCACCAGATTTAGGTTGTGTCAAACCTTGTATAGTTGAAGCAAATGTCATACCTGTTGTTCCTGTAGACTGTTGTTGATATTTGGATGGAATCTTCACAACTATATGAACTTCATTATATCCATCTTTTGGAATTGTTTCCATGGATGTAGAAACACCTTCTTCATTTTTCTCTTGTTGGGATTCGGCTTGAGAAGATTGAGCAGGTTCAGGTTCTGGTTCTTGAGAAGGTTCAGGTTCTTGAGCAGGTTCAGGTTCTTGAGCAGGTTCAGGTTCTTGAGCAGGTTCAGGTTCTTGAGCAGGTTTAGGTTCTTGAGAAGGTTCAGGTTCTGGCTTAGAAGAAGTTGTCAAACTAGCTATTGCGTCTGGACACATTTCATTAAACTCTTTGCGTTTTTGTTCAGCAACTTCCGGACAACTTGGATTTGATTCTTTACTCATCTTTTCAAGCAATGCTCTTAGGTTGTCTCCACGAACGTCACACATCCACTTTCCTACTTGAACACGAACGACAGGACAAGTTGACTCATCATTCTTAGGTAAAGTCTGAGGTATTGGCATAGGATTTTGGATATCTTTTGTAGCCTGAGCTGTAGATTTTTCACATAACTCCATGAATTTAGCTAACTTTTCAGATGCATCTTTGCCTTTATCGGCACATTCCACATTTGCCTCAGGCGACAAAAGAGTTTTTAGAATTCTCTTTTTATCTTCACTCTGATCACAAGTTTCAGCAGTAATATTGATACCCTGTGATGGACACTTCTCTGATGCTGTCATCTCTGGTAAAGGCTCTTGGATTTCTTGACTAGGTAAAGCAGCAGGAGCTGTTCCTGTAAGAGAATTTGGTTCTTTAGTCTTAGGCTCTGTATTAGCAGATATCGTTTGAGCTAAGCCAATTTGTCTATCATTACTAGACTCGCTAATCTCATTTTTTTCTGGTTTAGAGGCAACAACTGTTGAAGCTTGTGATGCTTCACTTTCAGCTGAACTTGCCCTTCTGCTTAAAGATTTTTGTGGAGATAACGCTGCTGCTGAACGACGATTACGCATAGCTCGTTGGATTTTGGAGGCAGCCGCATCACGCTTAACTAACTCTAAAGCCTTTGCCTCTTCTTCCTTTTGTGCTTTAATCGCATCTTCTTGCTCAGATTGAATCTGCTTCATTGCTTCTTCTTGTTTTTTCTGAATATCAGCGGTAGCCTTCTCGACAGCTCCTTGAACAGCAGCTTGAACGGCTGATTGAGCCGCTTGTTGAATTTCAGATGTTGAAGCAGGTGTAACCTCTTGCTTTACTGCAACAGGACGCTGTTCCTCACTTGCCTTTAAAATACGATTACAAGCATTACTGACAATTTCAGTTCCCTTGAGACCATCTTGAAGTTGTTTCTTAATAGCATTAAGTTTGACAAGCTGCGATGAACGAATGGGCTTACTTGGAGCTTTCGCATTTTCAATATAGCTAATGTATGTCTTTACCTCAGGTAACATACACATACGTCTATATAGACCTTTCTCAGTTGTGTCGGCTTTAATTAATTCAAAGTAACTTTCTGTGGCATTTACTGCTTTTAATAAAATGTCTTTCGCTTCTTTACCACGAACAGGAACTTTTATAGCTGTTTGAAACTTAACTTGTGCAGGTCCCTGTGGTATATCTTTAATCAAGTCTCCAATAATATTCTTTTGGCGCACATTACCTTTAGCCCATGAACTAACAGCCTCACCTGGATTAGCACCACCAGATTGCTTACACTGTAATTGAGATATAGACATGTTTGACGCAGGTGATGGTCCAACACACTGTAAAGCAGTAGTTAAATGCATTTTATGGTAGTCAAGCATTTCCTGACCAAATAAACTTTTCATTTTAGCATCAAGTAGTCTCATTTGCTCAAAAGCCTTCTTTCCGAGATCACACTTTCCAAATAATTTATATCCACAAACCGCCTCAATCTCAAACCCAAGGAATCGGTCTTCCATTTTCGCAAATGTCAAACATTGGGAAGGCTTTTGTTTAGAAATTGTCTTAAGTGTAGCGACTGAACCAGGACATATATGAAAACTATGTGTCTCATAGGTTTCACCATTACGTGAGACCACAACATTACCGTCTTTTAATTCTTTAACTCTACAATCAATGTTAGCCTTTTTTCTTGTTCTACGTTGGTTTTGCTTATTAAGTCTACTTCTAGTAAAACGGTTAGTCATAGTATATATTCAATAAGGATTTTTTTATCATAAATGTATAGTAATGAGCTGTACGTCACCTATAGATATTACATCCGCACAAGTAGCAAAATGCGAGTTAAAATGCGAATATTCATTTGACTACAAAGATAGTAATGCTACAATTTACAACAAGGGTGGTTATATTCAGTTATCTTATGACCAATCCTCTACACCTCCCGTGATCTATAATGCTACTAATTATCAAGTTCGGGAGGTTCGCCTTTATTGTCCATCTATTCATCGTTATCAAGGTCAAAAAGCAGCGGCTGAAATGCTTATTATTCATAGCTCCGGAAGTGATAAGCTTATTGTAAGTGTACCATTTGTTGTAAGTGGTTCCCAGAGCAAAACAACCCGATTTATGGATCAAGTTGCTGATTATTTGAATACTTTTGTTCAATCAGCTGGGCAGACTTCTTCCATGGGTAATGCAACTTGGAACTTAAATGATTTTGTTCCAGAGAAGATATATTATAGCTATAAAGGCACAGCTCCTTTTAGTCCGTGTAATGACGGATATGATTTTGTTGTCTTTAGCACGTCAAACATGGCTCAAGCAACGCTTAGTAATGATGCTTTGTCTAAAATAAAACAAAGAATAGCACCAGTAAATATTGGTGTTAAAAATACTCCATATTATGTTAGTCAGGGTCCAGCCAAGGCGTCACTTGATAGTGTCTCGGATGATATCTATATTTCTTGTCAACCAACTGGAACAAGTGAAGACCAAGAAGTAGTAGGAGGTAAAATAGACAAGCCAACAAACTTTTTTGAGGAAACAGCAGACTTTTTTGTAAAAAGCAACATTTTGAAAAATCCGGTTACTCAAGTAGCTTTAGCTGCGCTTGTTATGGTTGGTGTATACAAAGTTGGAACTTTAGTATTTCATCGCAAAAAGAATGTATCTGCTTGATTGTCTGACAAATAGCTATGTCAGATAATCTCAATATATCTATTTTTAGATTCAGTTATCAATAGGGGCAGCATCGTGGTCATTATTCATATTTGGCTTATACGTTACACTTCCTACAGTAGGACCCACAAGAGGAGCCATCTTCTGTACCATCTCTTGCTCAAGAGTCATAGAAAACTGATTATAAGCATTTAAATCTGTGCAGCCGGGTTGAGTCTTCGGTAAATAGGAAATCAGGCTTCCATTCTGGTGAGTATCTAAACGAGAACGCTTAATCAGTTCATAAGCAGCGATTAGGCCTAAAATAGCGATGATTGGGTTTACATACAAGAAAAGAGAAAGGGTAACTAAAATCAAAAGAATTGAACCAAAATCAGAAACGATAAATTCATTTAGCCATTGAGGTGCTTGGACATCAAATACAGAGTAAATGGCAAGTAGGCCGCCTAAGATCAACTCGTGTTTGCTTAGCTTTTTCATAACATCGTTGTATGCTTCCATTATAATGTATATAAACATTTATTTCGCTCATTCTTTTGGAATTGAGATTGTAAAATAGGCTTAAGAGTTCAAAAGAAAGCTTAGTAACTGATAATAACCATGGAAACCTACTTGGGACAAAAAGGCTACACTATTTATAAGCAATCTCTTTCTGTTCATGAACAGCATAAACTACGACAAGAATTAACAGTAGCGCCATATATTCCTGGTTCGCCTATCAAGAGTTCCAGCTTTCCTATATACCGTGAGTCAGAAAAGAAGTTCTATTTACCAAGATATTATGGTGTGAAGGAGTTTGGAGAGCCTGACAATATAAATATATCTGAGGGTGACAATATTAGTGTGTCATTCGCAGGTGAACTTCGTGAGTATCAACAGCGTATTACTGACAAATTTGTAAATGAAGCAACAAAGGGAAAGTGGGGAAGTGGTGGATTGCTTGATATTTACACAGGTGCTGGAAAAACAGTCATGGCTTTAAATATTTTGAGTAGATTGGCCAAGAAGACATTGATTATTGTTCACAAAGGATTTTTAGTTCAGCAATGGGAAGAAAGAATAAAGCAATACCTTCCAAATGCTAAGATAGGCCGCATTCAAGCTCAAATCGTCGATATTGAAAACAAGGATATTGTAATAGGAATGTTACAGTCCTTGTCGATGAAAGATTATCATGAAGACCAGTTCAAGAGCTTTGGTTTTACGATAGTTGATGAAGTTCATCACATTAGCTCTGAAGTGTTTTGTAGGTCATTAGTAAAAATTGTAACTAAATACACTTTGGGCTTAAGCGCAACAATGAATCGCAAAGATGGTTTGACTAAAGTTTTTAAAATGTATCTGGGTGATATAATTCATAAAGAGAAACGCGATAAGGAACATACAGTTTTGGTAAAAGCTGTTGGTTTTGAAGCAGCAGATAATGATTTTAATGAAATAGTTTATGATTATAGAGGAAATCCACAATATTCTACAATGATTCGCAAATTATGTGAGTTTAATGACAGATCAGAATTCATTTTACGTTTAATTAAAGACTTTATGGCCGAGGACTCGTCTAGACAAATGATCGTATTAGCACATAATAAAAGTTTATTGACTTATTTACATGATGCTATTAAAGAGCGAAATATTGCGAGTGTAGGCTATTATATCGGAGGAATGAAAGAAGCTGATTTAAAACAAAGTGAGCTTAAGAAAGTGATTATAGCAACATATGCAATGGCAGCGGAGGCTTTAGATATCAAGACATTGACTACTTTACTTTTGGCTACTCCTAAGAGTGATGTAGTGCAAGCAGTTGGTCGTATTTTGCGTCAAAAAGGACACCAGCCACTTGTTATTGATATTGTTGACTCACATGATCTATTTCAAAGACAGTGGGAGAAGAGGTTAACATTCTATCACAAAGAAGGTTATCAAGTCAAACAAACAAAATATAAGAATTATGGACAGGATAGTTGGATAGATTGTATTAAACCAGCAAACAATTCAAAAACTGGCAAGAAAGAAGCGTCAAGTGATGTTTGTGTTGTGAACAAGAGTTGGCTAAGTAAAATAAACAAGTAGCATATTGTGGAAAAAGTTACAAAAGACAAAATATCACAACTATTTTAATATTTGTGATAAAACAAGTATTTCAAATACTTACTTTTGGCATTGGCTATAGGGGGCAAAAGGAGTAGGGGAGGCAAGAGCAGATTGCGAAGGTGATAGGGAAACGCCACCAAAACTTTGACCCATTGAAAATGGCACATTGTTCATGTATTGACAATAACCACCACGCATCTTTCTCATTTTACGGCGACCACGCATACCTCCATATAGAAGGTTACCACTATGTTCAGCATCTTGTTGAATAGTATCTACTCCCACTACATTATCAGCAGCAACAGGCATTGTAAGATTAGCAGACCCGCCCGAAAGTTGAGGTCCTGATGTAGCACGAGAACAGCCTTGAGAACCAGGATGTTCACAGGGACGTCCAGCCTTAACCTGATCAAGCACACTGCTTTCAGAACCAAGCTTTGCTGACTCTGTAACATCTGAAGGAGAAGAAATCTTAGGCATCATAGCACCACCCGCAAATGGGAAAACTGGAGCGCGAATAGTTTTGCGACCGATAAGCTTTTGAAGACGCTTCTCATTATACATTTTGCTTCCTTTGTGTGTCATGAAATCTTCGCGACCACGTCTAGTTATAGATTTAGAACCTTTTCTATAACCTTTTTTCTTGCCTCCCACGAATGAGAATATAGGAGCCCGAACAGTTTTGCGACCAATAAGCTTCTTAAGTTTCTTCTCATCATACATTTTGCTACCCTTGTAGGTCATGAAGTCCTTGTGACCCTTACGAGTGACAGACTTTGTTCCCTTGTGGAATTTACGCGTCTTGCGATTCTTCTTTGCTTTCGACTTACGTAATCTACGACTCTTACGACGTCCACCATGAGTCATAGAAGAATTTTGATTGTAAGCACCATGGCTCAAGTCAGAGTTCAAGCCAATATTAGCATACTTGTTGAAGCTAGGCATTGCTCCTTTACCACTCGCTCTTATACCATGGGTAGAACCATCGCCAAAGCTATATCCATAACCTCCACTCTGAGCAGGAACTATCATTTGGCCAGCACATCCTCTAGCTGCGGCAGCAGAAGAAGCTTCTGGATTTCCTGTTTGCTGAATACGCGTGCAACCTGTCACAGCTCCTGCTGTTGAACCAAAAAAGTCTGTGTGACTACCATCGTTAATCATCGGATTCATGTATATCATATATTACGATAAAAACCATATATTAGCCGTATGATAATTACTTTCTATGGATTTTTTTGTAATAGCCTAAGCCCGAAACACGTGCTACCTTACTTTGTTGAGGCTTAAACACACGATTTGGTTGCGCCTGCATTATGAACGATTCTACAGCTAAAATATCACTACACTCAGTATTATTAGTAGCCACTGATAATAATTCCCACTTGCGGAACTTCTGATTGTACTTACAATGCATTTTTATGTAAACATGACTCTTAATGAACTTATGTTCGCTAATGTCTTCAAAAGTGTCTTCATCTTCACTTTCTTCTATAAGGTCAATATCATCGTTCTCTCTAATAATTCTAAATATTGAATTCAATTTCTTGCTTTGCTTATATGTAAAAACAATAGCTTTTCCAGCATATTTTCTTCTTCCAAGTTTCTTATCAAGTCCAAACAATGTGTAACTATCAGGTTCTTGATTGGCCTTAACAAGAAAAACAAACGTTTGTCCTTCTAGTTCGGAAGCAATAGGCATAACATCCCCAACTGGGCCTTTCTCTTTAAGGTTGAGTAAACGCACACCAATCGTCTTGTAGGGCAATTTTTCCATATATGATTGAGCTTCATCATAACTTTTACAAAAGATAGGTAGTGAAAACTTGACAACTTGTTCAGCTGAAATGTTTGTTATTTCTGGCTTATTAAAAATATGGTTTAATATATTCAATTTCTTTTGATTATTATAGTTTTTTAGATATACACCTTTATAATAACTCACCGAATCTATACAAAAAATATTCTGTATAGAGTCAGGGGTTTTTATTATAATACCACCAAATACTGTTCCATAAGCAAGTTCATCATCAAAACAAGCTAATAATTGTTCAAATATGCGACCTTCTTTTTGTTCAGAAACCATATAGCAGGTATTTCCACCTTTATATTTATCATATGTAAACCATACACTACATCTTTTTCCAGCAGGTATAATGTAGTTCAAATCTGTTGGAACTTTCCTTGGTAGACGCTTACCAGAGTAGAGTTCCACTCCTGTAGGAAATCGGTCACTGAGTTCCAATTGGTGCTCCCGTGACAAAACCATATTTGCCAATATTTTGGATAGTTTATAAACCGAAAATGTCTCTAACTTGTTTAGTAAGATGAATAGGCAAGTTCATCGCCTTCTCCTGAACTAAACTCAATCTCATTAGAATGATAAGGATTATCAAAATCATCGCCTAATGTAGCCTGAGTGTTTGACTGGATATTAGGAGATTGACACTTTAGATAATCCTTAAGATCTTGCTTAGTTGCTTGTGTCATAGATACACTTGAAACTTTTGTTCCAGATTTCTTACCACTTTCAAGTTGTTTCAAAATGGTCTCATATTGTGCGTTAGTATCAGAAACTAAGTCACGCACCTTTGGCACAGTTAGATTATTAGTAAAATGGCTGATTAAGTAATGAAAAATTGCTATTACAACTAAAGATATGATTGTATATTGAATAGCAGTAAAAATCATTATGAAGGATATATATTTGACACAAAAACATTAGCACTGAAGAAACGTATTTAGGTCTTCAGTTATAGAAGGATTGGTAATCATATTATCTGGCACATCAAACCATGCTTCAGTAATAACACCCGCTTCTTCTTGAATAATATGTAAAAATACAGGTGATTTTGGACACGTTTTAAATCTAAATTGTTCATAGTTTTTTTCGACCAGATTAAGCGGTAGTTTTCCACCTTTGAAATAAATTTTCTTGTAGTAAGAGTTATCTGTAAGAAGTGTAGTTTTTTTAGTAGAAAACATCGTCAAACTATCATCTGATGACTCACTAAAAGATAATTGAAATAATCCTTTTTTGTTTACTTCATATATGCCTTCATCGCAGAACAATAAAGTAAATTTTGAATAATCTTTTAGATAAAACGACTTGCCGTATTTTCCTCCTAAGAATGAAGTAATTATTTGTCTGAATGTATCTGGTTCAGGATGAAGACGCATTTTACTTTACTCTAGTAATAAAGGTGAAACGATTTAAATGGATAAGATAAATATTATTAGCTTTACATAATGAGTAAGTCTGTTTTTAAGATAGTAGTCATTGACAAAGGGGGAAAGCTAAAACAAACGTCTATTGAAACAGATGATTATAATCCGTTGTCAATTATCAATAAACGTTTGTTATATACAGCATGTAAATACAAATTAACAACAAAACCGTGTAAAAATGAATTGGATGGGTTTGATCTACTTCATAAATTCAATAAAGACTCATTTCCAAATTTCACTCGTAGCAAATGTGGAATGAAATCATCGTCAAATCACGAAGATGCTATTCTTGTATTTGGTAAAAGTAATGGAAAGGCTGGTAAGGAGAACAAGTATGAATTTCCACCGCCGATTGATAATAATATTTTTTATGGAACATTGTGTTTAGTTAAGTGCTCGATTTGTCTCAACGGAAATAATGATAAAGCTGATAATGATAGTTTGCTAAGTGATATGGAAAAACATGAATGGGAAAAATTATACGAACTTTTGTTCGGTGGGTTTGACGAATGTGAACATTCAGAAGAGGAAGAGCCTGATGTCTTGGAACAGATAAGTGATAAGAAGAAAACTAAAGATGGCTATCTAAAAGATGGTTTTGTTGTTGATGATACCGAATATGTGAGTGATGAAGAAGATGAATATGCGGAAACAGATTTGAGTGATGAGGAAGATTTTCAGTTTAGTGATGAGGACTAAACAATAAAATTGACAGAGACTATATAGAAGGTTTTGTATATAGTCATACTAGAGTAGTGTCTTAAACATGAGGAAGATAGCAAATCCTGATGAGTTTCGTGCAAACGTTAGGGTTCAGATTGAGAAGCTTGGAAATATAAAAGCTCCTACTGCTAAAAACATTGAAGTAGGAATCTATAACTTCTCTCTTGAAGAAGCTGAAAGAAGAAA